ACGAAACTTTTCATTGTTCGTCTCTATGAGATGTTCCCTGAGTGTTCTGTACTTTTCATTCACTATTCTCAATTTCTCCGGTCTATCCGCCTTATGAAAAAAGAAAACCGCCATCACAAGTAAAGTGATCAGAAGTGTGTTCATCTTTTATATACAAAGATAAATTTACTATACAACTTTGATATTGGATTGCCATCTAGATTCTCCCAATTGAGTAACCTGAATCCAATCTCCTCTAGGTGTGTCACGAGTAAGTCTTTATACGCGATAGGTTCTGATTTCGGGCCATCTGCGTAAAATGGTGTATCGACCAGGTTGACGAATAATTTTTCCCCAAATCCACCATTCCCATGATCTTTCATTTTGAAAAAATTACCAGACTCGTCTAGGTAGGGTGTTTTGAAAATAATCTGCTCAGAGTCTGGGATGATGCCTATCAATTTTCCATCCTGTTTTATTCTTTTTTTGATTTCGCGTATCGAGCTAAAGAATAGTTCTTTCGAGGCGAAAATGTAGTGGAGTGAAAAATTGAAACAAACGATGTCATGTTTTCTGTTTGGACAATTATGAATGTCACCCTCGTAAAAGTTTACTCTCATGTGCATGTTTTTGGCTCGAGACCTGGCCTCTACGAGAGCACTAGGTTCTGGATCACACATGTTTATATTCGCACCACACCTGTGCCATTTTTGAAGATCACCACCAAACCCACAACCAACATCCAAAATACTGTGTCCCTCCTTGGTGACGGACTGTATCAAGGAACGCTTGGCCTCGTTGTGATTCTTGCGAATTTCTTCCATGGTTATGTATAGATCTTTTCCTTTAAGAGTTTGACTTAAGTATAAAGAACTTAAAGTTTTGAACATATCAATGATTATAATGTCTCTCACCCAAGATTACACGACTGTCCCTGGTCAGCTCTTCGCATGCCTTTCTATCGTCGGTCCCGAGGCTCCCCAGAAAAATGACAAGTTCGGTATCAAGATTCGTGGTGCATTCGCCAACCGTGACGAAGCCGCTCATCACGCTAAGCGTCTTCAGAAAGAGGATCCCACCTTTGACATCTATGTGGTAGATATGTATAAGTGGTTATTGATTCCCCCCGATCCCACAGCCATCGATGACGTTCACTACACGAACGAGAAGCTCGAAGAAATCATGACTGGATATAAGGAGAACCAGTCTCAGGCGGCTCGTATGTTCCAGGAACGTAAGGACGCGATGATGAGTAACAAGAATCATTTCACCCCGGGTGATGACAACTCTAAGTTCTATACCAAGCCCGACGAAGCTCCAATTTCTCACCCCGCTGAGGTGCTCGAGCGCCTCAAGAAGGAGAAGCCGGACACTCCCATGGAAGAACTCGTCAAGGAAGCTGATTCGATCGTAGCCACCGAAATGGAGGAGCGACGTAAGTTGCGTGAGGCGGAAAACTCCACCGAGGCCAAACTCGAGGAGATCACGGAGGAAGAAGGTGAAGAGGTTTCCTCAGCGTAAATGAATAAATAATCTATACTTATAATAAACAATGTTAGGAATTATTCTGACTATACTCATGGTCGGAGCCTTCTTTATTTTGTTTTTTAAAACACCTTACAATTTAAAAAACAAAAAGGAAGAGAAAGAGAAAGAGACGGAAACGGAAACGGAAACGGAAGAAGTATCTTCGACAGTTGGATTTGTTGAGGATACTGGACTGGATAGCTACGGAAGTGTCTTTGAAAAAGGTGACATGGGCTCGTTCGTTCCATATTCCACGATTCCAGAAGACAGTTGGCTGAGTGGATCTCCACATCTCAAGGAAATTATTAATGCTTAGGCATATCTGAGTATGACTGGTTGCATAGTCTTTCCCATGAAAAAGCCAAGAAGGAACACCGCAAAAGCGATGATCCACGTAGACTTGTCTACGTTTTTAAATAAATCAACAGTCTCCCTCTCCTGTGGAGGGTGCTGGTACTGATAGTTCATCTCTTGAGGTTGAAAATAATACTGCTGCTCATCGGGCACTTGTTGACTATTTTTTTCATTCTCTTCTTGGACTAGAGGATCAATGTCAGGGTTGTATTCTATGGGATTGCCTATATCACTTTCCATTACTACTGTAGTTTCTCTTTTTTTTAAGCGTCTTCTGACTCACTTTCGTCGTCGTCGTCTACGACAAAATCTTTCAGGTTTCCATTCTCGTCAGCATCATCGTCATAATCATCCTCACTCTCATCAGAATAGCATTCCTCATCCGTGTCGAGATCAGAATCGATATCTGTGTTGTCATAATCATCTGTGCAGTAGTCATCATCCAAGACTGTTTCAGTGGGGACGAAAACTGTAGGTTTCTTAATCGCTCTACCAGACCTGGTGATCGTCATTTACCTTCATTAGGTGATTATTGTTTAAGTAGTTTAATAATATTAGGGGTGAGTTTGTGAGTTCGTGCTGTGCATTTCTTACATATGGGACATGACTGTTTAATCTCATTCTTTTTTATGGTGTATGCCATCATTTGGTCGTGACATGATGAAGTCGTTTCACAAAATCTTGAGGTTGTGGTCAGTAGTAGTCCACCCTTCTGACGTTTGATGTCGATAATCTTCGTGTCTTTGTCAACCTTCATCCACTTGTTAAGGAAAAACTCCACATGTGACCTGACATTAGGCAGCGGTTTGTCGACATACTTCACAATCTCTTTACATTTTTTAAGTTCTTCTTTGTTTGGGTAGAGGATGGATGTAATCTCGTTGGTAAGCTCATGTCTTCGTCCAATAAAATCTTTACAAAATCCATCCTTTCGCCCATCTAGGGTGGGGCACGTGCAAAAGCATTTTTGCAAAATCTGCTTACCACTGATCAAAAACCATATATGATTGGAATTATGTTTCCTCTGTGTGTTCTCACACCATCTCGACGTGCTCGACACTAAAAATGTATTCTTCGAGTTGAATATCTTTGTGATGTACGCCTCACCCTGACCTGACATGTTTTTACGGATGAATGTCTCTAACAGGTTTCGCAACCTTGTATCACAGACTTCATTTTTCATTTGTTCAGCTGTGAAGGAACCCTCTTTTCGTTTTGAGTTTGTGAGGTCAATGGAAATGGTAACTTCTTTGTCTGTCCTGATGGCGGATGCTCTCAAGATAGATGTGTCTGGAGTTGGTTCAATCCTCACAAGAGTTGATAAGGGCCAAGTATATCTGAAAAGGGGTAAATACATCCCCTCGACGACACCTTTACTCATTTTATGAGACCACGGCATACGGAATCCACTGCCTTTTGTTTTCCTATCAGGATTTCCATATACCGATGAATCAATAATAGTATCCCATGGAACATCTCTACTGAAACTGAAGAGATCGGAGATGATGTAATTTCTCAAATACACAGCAATCTCTTGATTGACGACAAAGTCTGGCCAGTTCAGATGCACCCCAGTCTTGATCTTAGTTCCAGACCTTTTGGGCTTGGCCACTGAGATGATACATTCTTTCCCCCCAAACTTTTTTACACATTTACAGATCACTTCACAAATGTCTTCGATCATGTCAATACCGAGACTGACATCATCTTTATAGTCGATGTCCACAAAGAAGTTGTAGGTGGTCGTCTTCTGCTCCACAACAAACAGCTTCTCATCCGCTTTAACAGCTTCTATGTATCTGTCATAAAATTCATTCAATCTATCAAACGGCACAGACAGGCAACCACCGTCTAGGAGCACGTGTGATGGATTGGGGACTTTTTTCAAAAAGCCGTTTTGAGTACACCAGCTTTTAAACATATGTAATTAAGGATCCTCATCTCTAAACCATCTCATACATGAGACATCTTGATATTCTTTCGTTTTCGACAACTCCTTCTTAAAGGTTAAAAGTTCATAGACTGTCATCTTCTCATTTTCCTTTATCCACTCCTGAATTTCAATGTCACACAAACCCCGGTTCTTTTCAAGAAGTTCTGAAATCTGCCTCAAAATGAAAGCCTTAGACTTCATTATTTTATATAAAACTTTTTTCTATCTTGTGATTGAACACAGTTATAGAACTCGGGATTTTTAATGACGTTGTCGATAATTAACTTCCAACGCTTACGTGAATTAAACTCTTGTAAAGTATCATAACTCATGTAATCGTTTTCATCGTGTGTCTTTCTGATGGGTTGGTTATGGAGTTTTTTCAGATTCATTTTCGCCTTTTCTTCGTAAAACTTCTTGACCTGGTTGTGCTGCTCGGCACGGTTATAGTCAACGAAAAATACAAACACGTTATATTCTAGATCAACCGTGGGACTTTCTTGAACCGTAAATTTAAAGTCTGTATATTCTACGTTTTTCAGAGACACCACACCCCTCGTCTCTTCCTCCAATTCTCGTAAGGCGCATCGGATTGGATTTGCGATTTCTCTACGTCGACACCCCCCTGTCACAAAAATCCAGTCCTTAAACCTCCAATCTCTCACGGTCAGAAATCTTGGTTGATCACCATTAAAACTAACCGGTATCGCAATCGCTTTGTGTTTTTTCATTGCGCATTCGCAAGCTATAATATGTTGATATGTTTATTCCTCAGTTTTTACCTCCTCCGACACTTCCTCCTCAAGTGCCTCCTTCTTGGCCTTTTCCATCTGAGCACGGCTGGGCTGGGAAAGATGACGGACTACGTGGGCCGAAAAAACTTTGAGCTCGTCAACATCCTGCTTGGCCTTGTTGAGCTCCTTGAACAAGAAGATAACACCGGCGATGCAGACGATGGTAGCGATGATAGTCATGGTTTCACGATCAATGGGAATCATTATACTTTTATAAACGAGTTTTGTTTTTAAGTTAAAACGCCCATAGAGGTCGTGTCGTCATTTGGACACTGGTATGGGCTGGTAGCGAACTGAACGGCTTGGTAATGCGTAGGTTGGCAGGACTTGTTGGTCGGTGGTGTGGGCTGACCGACAAACTTTTCAATTGTCCTGGACTTTGGGTCGTACGTCAATACAAAAACGATGGATAGGAGGAAAACAATCTTCCAAAACATTGTTACTA